CTAGCATTTGGGAACATGCTCTTGGAAGAGATTTAGGAGACAGAATCAAAGTAAATATTACAAATCCAGATAGTAGTACATTTAGTGATGAACTTTTCATTGAATCTGTTTCACATAGTGTAAGTGCATCTACTCAAAGTTGGCAATGGATTATGACACTTAGCCCAGCATCTTCTTCATCTTGGGTATTAGGTCAAGCACAATTAGGAATTGGTACACGATTTGCTTATGCTTAGTGCTAAGATAAAAGAGATAAAAGGAGATAAATAATGGCAGGAGCAGGTTGGCAAAGTTATAGCACTGGAGACTTGATAGATGCTACGACATTCCAAACATTCATTCAAGACCAAGTTATTCAAGTATATGCAACAGCATCAGCTAGAGATACAGCATTAGGTACAAATGATGCTGAAGGTATGTTTTGCTTCTTAAAAGATAATGGGTCTGGAGTCTCAGAATTACAATTTTATAATGGCTCAGCTTGGGTTCCATTTATTGGAGATGGAGATATAACTGGAGTTACAATTACTACTGCATCTAACTCTGGACTTGCTGGTGGAACATCTGCGACATCTGGTGCATTCTCAGCTACAATGACAACAGACTTGAATAATCTTGCATCTGCAACAGTTAATGTTGCAAATGATAGTATCGCTATCATTGATGCAGATGATAGTAATGGAAGTAAAAAAGAGAGCATAGCTGATTTTGTTTCTGGCATAGCTGGAACTGGATTGACTGCATCAAGTGGTCAGTTAAATGCATCAGCTGGTGTTACTCTTGGACTAGTATTAGCGTTAAGCTAGAAAGGATTAATTTAGATTATGGCGGACACCTTGCATTCAAATACTGGCGTTTTAGGCACTAGTGCAACTGATATAATTGATGCAGTACCTTCATCTACAACAGAGACATCAATAGGAATATTGTTGGCTAATGTAAACTCAAGCAGTCAAGATGTAACAGTTGATTTAAGTCTTACAAAATCTGGTGGAACATTAAGACATCTTTTGAATAATGTTACTTTACCAGCTGGAGCAACCATAGAGTTAAATACAAAGATTACATGTGAGACTGGAGATGTTTTACAAGGACTTTGCTCATCAGCATCAAGTGCTGAGTTTACTTGTACATTCTTGAGACAGACATAGGTGGCTTATGTCATTCGGTTATATTGGAGATATATCTACCAAGATAAAACAACAAGTTAAAAATGATGGAATTCTATCTGTTACTGAATTACTTGCATTAGAAAAAGCAGGACATCTTGGTGGTAGTTTAGAACTTATCCAAAGTCAAACAGTTTCAGGTGTTACTGTAATAGATTTTACTTCTATAAAAGAAACTGAATATGATGTAATGTTACTTCAATTATTAGATATAGAACATTCTGGACAATCTCAAACAAGAATGCAATTTTTTGAGAGTGGTGTTTTAGAAACTGCAAGTGTTTATCAATATGCGTTTGAGCAGGGTGAGAGTAATGGAAATTTTTTCGATACATTAAAAAGTACAGGATTTGGAAGCATATATATTACTTATTCAAACAATGGCGATAATACAGGCGATTTAGAAACCTCTTATATATATCTTTATAATCTAGGTAATAGTTCTAAATACAGTTTTGCCACCATACACACAATTTTTCAAGATAATGGAGTTTTAAAACTTGCTTATGGTGGTGGTCTTTTACCACAGACAAGCGTTGTTAATGGAATAAGGTTAGATTTTCAAAGCACAAATACAAATGGTACTGCAAAATTATATGGATTGAAAAAAAATGAGTAGTTTAAGATTATTGAATGAAACTACTGCCAGTGCTGTTACAAGTGTTTCAATAACAGATGTATTTACTTCGGATTTTGATATTTATAAAATTGTAATAAAAGAATTTTATCAAACAGGAACAACAACAAGGAATTTGCAATTTAGGTTTATAAATTCTGCTGGTTCAGTTATATCAAGTAATGATTATGAAAATGCAGTAGCATCTATGAATAGTTTTGGAACAACTGATGAATTAAGAAGTACATCAGCTGATGGCATTGAAAATTATTTTTTTGATACAGAAGATGAGGAACAAGGAGCAGGTGGAGTATTTTACATATTCACTCCAACAAACAGCTCTTTATATACATTCTTCATTGGCGAAGGAGTAAACTTTAATGATGGTAATGGTGCTACTACATATAAAGGTATTGGTGTATTACAAAAAGCTGTAAGTGTTAAAGGAATAAATTTTGTAATAAGTGGAGATACCATAGAACGATTTAAAGTTTCTGTTTATGGATTAAGGGTTGATTCATAATGTCTTTGGTACAAATAGCAACGAGTACAGTTACAAGTGCAGTATCTACTGTTACCTTAACTGGAATTGATAGCGATAATTCTTACATGATTGCTATAAGTAATGCTCAACCAGCTACTGATAATGCTCAATTAAAGGTAAGATTTACTGTCGGTGGAAGTGCCGATACTTCAAGCAATTATGATTTTGTTTATAAAAAATTAAGGTCAGATACAACATTTTCAGATTTTGTAAGTACAAATGATGATATTCTAAGGTTATCATCTTCGGGCTTGGGAACAGATACAAGTGAAACTGATAATATAATTTTATATTTGTATAATTTTAATAATTCAAGTCAGTATAGTTTTGTTACAGCTTTAACTGTAAATTTAACAAATGGACAGGGTTTAAGGGGGAACGCAGGAGGAGCAGTTCTGACCAAAGAACAGGCAACAGATGGAGTAGAATTTCGTATGGTTAGTGGCGACATAGCAAGTGGGGTATTTACTCTTTACAAAATAATATGAGGTATAGATGAGTACAGAATATGGAAGAATAGGAACAGAAGTAGCACAGAGCTTTAGAAATAATAATGGTATTTTTACACCACAAGATATTATTGAATTAGACCAAGAAAACAAATGGACTAATTTTGGACAGTTAGAATTGATTGAAACTCAAACTGTTTCAAGCACTGTGTCTGCAATAGATTTTCAAAACATCAAACAAGATACATACACAATACACTTTGTTACTTATAATAATGTTCAAAGTACAAGTGATAATAAAAAAATACAAGTACAATTTTTTGAAAATGGGGTCTTAGAAATTTCAAATGTATATCAAGTTGGCACATTTACACAAGACGCAGGGGGTGGTAGTTCTGTTGTTACAAGCACAGGAACTACTGCTATAAGAGTTTCAGATAATACAGGAAATGAAACAAATAGAAAAATAAATGGATATTTTTATTGTTTTTATATGGGCGATAGTACAAAATATCCATTTTTAAGTTTTCATGGTGGTAGTGTTGATACAATTCCAAATTACCAATTTGAATTTGGTAATGGTTTGATGACACAACAAAGTTATGTTGATGGTTTTAGGATAGCTTTATCTGGTGGAAATTACACAACAGGTAGTTCATTTTCCTTGTATGGTATTCGGAGTTTCTAATGGCTACTAGGTTACAATTTATAAAATCTGCAAGTGGTACTGATGTATCAATATTAAATATTACAAACTGTTTTTCATCACAATATCAAAACTATGAATTACATATTGTTGAGTATATAAATAGTGATTTGGCTGATTTTTTTGCAATGCGTTTTATAGATAGTGGGGGAAATATCATATCTGATACTGAATATGCCTACGCAAATTTGAATATGCGTATGTACACTTCATTTAGTCAAAATAAAAGTGCCTCTACCTCTGAAATTAATAATGTTGGTTATTCACAAAGTGATAGCAAAAATTCAACAAGTAATATTATGAATATTTTTAATCCATTTGATAATTCTGCATTTACCTATGTAACTTGGAAAGGTGTAATGTGGGTGCAAGGTTTTGGTGGTGGAGGTATGAAAGCAATAGGCATACACGAAAGTGCAGAGCAATTAAGTGGTGTAAGTTTTCATGCAGGAAATTCAATTAATTCAATTAAAGTGAATGTATATGGGATTTTATAAAAATGTCTGGTAGTTTAGTTCTTATTCAAGAAACAATAGTTTCAAGCGAAGTAGCATCAGTAACGATTTCTGGTGCATCAAGTAGTTTTAATGTGTATAAAGTTGTATTTAGTGATGTAACACCAGCAACAGATTCACAAGTTTTGAAGTTAAGAGTAACAACCTCTGGTACACCAGATAGCGATAGTGAATATGATGATGCGACATTATTTATGAAAGCTGATGGAACTTTCGCAGAAACAGAGGGAGTAAATCAAGACCATTATCCATTTGATACCTCTGGAACTGCAACAGGCGAAGCATTAAATGGTGTTTTATACCTTTTTAATTTTCCTAATTCAAGTGAGTTTGCAATGGTTACTGTCGAATCAGTAAGTTTAAATTCAAGTTCAGCTTTAAGGTCAAATACAGGAGGATTTATGCACACAGTTGCCGAAGCCAATGATGGTGTTAGTTTCTTTTTTAATAGTGGCAACATAGCTAGTGGCAAGTTTCAACTTTTTGGTCTTGTGAATTAGATTTTTATATAAGTAAGGTAAGATAAGGAAAGGTAAATTATGGCAACAAAAGAAGAGTTACAAGCTCAAGCAGATGCAGAGATAGAAGCAAATTCTCCTTTGTATAAGCAAGTTAATAATGAGAGAATGGAGTTCTCTGATGCTGACTACGCTCAAGCAAAGATTGATTTAGGGAATGCTAAATGGGAAGAACAACAGTTCGGTTACATTTCTGCAAGGCAAGAAGCGTATGGTTCAATAACCGACCAGCTAGACCAACTCTATTGGGATATTGATGCTGGTAAGCTAGACAAAACTGGCGAGTGGTACAAAGCTATCAAAAAAGTCAAAACAGATAATCCAAAACCAAGCTAATGAAAATAATATTACTTAGGTTTTCTTCTCAAGAAGATTCTACATCTGGAGCATTGTTCAAAGCTAACGATGATGGTACAAAAGAGTTTCTTTGTTACACCATTGAAGATGAGTACAGATTAAAAAAAGTCAAGGGAGAAACTCGTATAAAAGGCAATACAACTTATAAAGTATTGCTTAGAGAAGAAGGGTCAATGACAGCTCGTTATAGAGCAAGGTATGAAGCCAAGTATGGTAAAGACTGGTTTAAAGGAATGTTATGGTTACAAGATACTGTTGGATATTCTGGAGAGCCATTCACTTATGTATATTTTCATGCTGGAAATTCCGATGACTCGAGTCTGGGTTGCATCATTACAGGGGATTCTCAAGAGAATAATGTTCTAAAAAAAGATGGTTGGGTTTCTAATTCAAGACAATCTTTTGAACGAATCTATCCAGTTTTAAGAGATGCAGTCTTACAAGAAGGACTTGAACTTGAAATAATTGATTGGGATTATCCAGCTCAAGATGAAAAAGCTGACATCAAAAAAATTGTCGATGAAGAAGTAAGAAAAGAATTATCAAACAAGTCTCCACAAAATATGATTGGAGCAATGGATATATACGAAAAAATTTCTGAGATTAATGGGAATCTGAAGATACTAGAAGCTAAACTCGAAGGGAAGAACATAATTTAGCTCTGGGGGTCTCCCATGAAAATCACTTGCCCAAAATGTAAAACAGAACTTCTTTATGTTGCTACTACAACCAAATGGGTTTGTGGGAATAAAAAGTGTATAGATTATAACCGAAGGCAATTTGGTGGTACAGTGGAAGAAGAATAGGAGAAAATAATGGATTGGAAACAATGGGCAACCAAAGTTGGCATAAGAACAATCAGAACTTTTTTACAAAGTTTCTTAGGAGTCTTAGTAGCTTCTGGTTCGAACTTAATAGAAATCTCAGTTATTGAGAATGCTATGATAGCTGGTCTTGTTTCAGCAGTAACTGCACTTCAAAATGGTCTTGAAGAGTGGTCTCCAAGTAACAAAGGATAATAATGGACTGTTGTGGTGCATGTAACTGTGGGGGATAGTTTATCTTAAGTGGAGAACATATCTAATAAACTTGCAAGGATATTAGTTTGTCTTGCCTTAATTTATCCCTTCCCAGTTTTAGCAAACGAAGATAACAGTACAACTACAACAACAACCAGTACAACTACTACTACGATTCCAGAAGGAGAAGTAGAAGAAGTAGAGACTTTTGATGGTACAACTACTACCACAACTACTACAACTGTGCCAGAAAACAGCTCTACAACGACTACAAGTAGCACTACATCAACAACTACAACTACTACTATCCCAGAATCATACGAACAATCTACTGATATGGTCATACCACAAGATGAGTTGGACATAAATGGAAACGAAGTAGAGAATAATATTGATTACAACAATACTTGGTCTGGTTACTATGGTTGCACTGATTATTGTATAAATATAGAATTTCAACAGCATGGTGGAGAATCTGGCTCTTATGAATTTGATTTACCAGAAACAACAACTGTTGATGAAGAAGAACTTGATATTGAGATTTATGAAGTAGGTTTTACTATTGGTGCTTTGAATAATGAAGCTGAAGTAACCTACACACATACTGATGAGACAACTCAAACTAATACAATTGATGCTCAAGGATTTGTAACAGCTGAAACAATGTATGAAGTTATTGTATATAACATCAGAACAACCTTAGATACTTTTATTGATAAGTTTACTCTTACACTAAATGACTGGACATTGGTTGATGATATTTCATTTAAGTATATTCAACCTACTACAACTACTACAACAACAACTACTACAACAACAACTACTTTGCCACCACCACCAAAAGCACCAGAGCCAGAACCAGAGCCAGAACCAGAAGTAATTGTAGTAATATTAGATTCTGGAGAAGAAGCAGAATATCAGCAACATGAGATAGATGATGGAACAGTTGAGAGAGATAATCAAAGACAAAAGAACCTTGAGCTATATGGACAAGCTCTTACAGATGCTCAGCTTGAGAGAGATGCTGAACTTTATGACATTGAGATTATCGAAGAAGAAGAGTTTTTCGGAGAAGAGTTTTCTGGAGATGATACTTTATCTGATGAAGTGGAAGATGACTTTGATGATGAAGAGTATCAAAGAGAACTTGAAGAAACAATGGAGATACTTGAGTTTGATTCTGAAGAAGAAGCTGAAGAGTTTATCAAAGTTAAACTTGAACTGGAAGAGATAGATTATGAAGAAGAGTTTGGCATTGAAGATGAGTTATTTGAAATTGAAATTGAGTTTAATGATGAAGATATATTTGTTGTATTTGAAGATGAAGAGCTTGAAGAAATGGATTTGGAGATAGAAGATGAGTCAGATGAAGAGATATTTAGAGATGACAAGGTTAGAGAAGATGAAGTTCTTATTGAAGAAGAGACCAAAGATGACCTTGAAGTTTTACAGATGGAAGATAATACCAAAGAAGATGAGGAGATACTTCTTGAAGAAGTGGTTGCAGAACAGATTGAAGAGCTAGAAGAAGTCATTGAAGAAGTTATCGAGATAGAAGAGATAGTAGAAGTATTAGATGAAGAAGAACTCGAAGAACTTACAGAAGAAGAACTTATCGAATATGAAGAAGCCAAAGAAGAAGCAATAGAAGAATATGTTGAAGAACTTGAAACAGAAGAAGTCATACAAATTGTTGAAGAGATTGCTGATGTCGGAGTGGAGAATCTTGAATCTGTTAGCGAAGAAGTTATTGAAGTGGTAGCAAAGGTTGTCGAAGAAGTAATCCAGATTGCACAAGAAGAAGAACTTACTGTTGAACAAGAAGAAGTCATAGTAGAAGTTTTTAACCTAGAAGAAACAGAAGATGTTTCTATAATCGCTGAAGCAGTTGCAGATGATTCAGAAGGTGTTGTAGCTCAAGCAGTTGAAGATTTTGTTGAGTCAGCTGTCGAGAATGCAGAGTCAGCTTTACAACCTTACACTCTTGCAGATGTGATTGTAGAAAAACAGTTTGAGTTAATTAGGACTGAAGGGATTGGTGCTATTATAGATACTGATTTCTCAGATATAAAAATCTCAGAGATTGGTAGCGACATGAGTGCAGACAGTAGGGAAAAAGCAACTGAAGCTATTTTGCCAACAGTTGTTCTCAGAGTTGCATCAATAGCATTTAGGAAAACAATATGATTGATAAAATTTGGAAATGGTTTGTCGAAGCTGTTAGAGAAACACTAAATCTTTTATGGACTCTCAGTGGTCTGGCGATTGCTACTCTCACTTTGACAGGGTCAGCACAACAGATAACTTTAGTTGCCACAATAATTACTCTTGTAATCTGGTTACTCACAATAGGATTTAGAAAATGAATGCTGGTAATGGCTACACCCAAAAAGAAATGCTCCAGCTTCTTCTTGAAGGTCAGAACAGATTACACGATAGGATAGATGACCTTGAAGATAAGGTTGATAAGAAGGTTGGCAGACAAGAGCTGTTCGGTTGGGTTACTGCTGGTGTAGTTTCACTTACAGGTCTGATGGCATTTTTTGGGTAGAGATACAACTTTTTT